AAACAATGGTCTGTTTAAAACTCTATTAAGGGACATTATCTCCCTCCCTGCATACCTTGGAATGCTTGGAATGCACTTATACCAGTTCCAATAGATTGTGCTAATGGACTTGTCTGTGGTTGAGTTGAAGCTGTAAGTGTTGATTGCGACTTAGGTCCAGCAGCGTAAATGTTAGATAAAAATTCAGCTCTTTGGTAAGGTTCAAAAGCTTGTTGTAATTGAGATTGTCTAGCAGCATCTAATGTAGTCTGAGCTAATTGTCTTTGTAAACCACCAGCTGACATTAATTGTTGTAAATCTGCTTGTGCCATCTGTTGTTGACCTGAACCTATTTGTGCTAACTGACTACCAATTTGTGCCTGTTGTGCCTGTTGTTGTTGAGCTGCACCTAATGCTGCTCCAAAACCTTTTTGTTGAGCTAATCCAACTTGACCCAATCTTGCTCTTTCTAATTCTGCTTGAGCAATTCCTTCTCTTCCACCACCAAAAGCTCCTGACATGACAGCTTGTGCACCTAATCTATTTTGAGCTTGCGCTGCTTGTCTATTTATTTCATCAATTACATATGACTGATAAGGATTAAAAAATTGATTTATGTTTGGAGTTTGTGCTGCAAGTAATTGTCCGATGCCCGATGTTACTGTTGGCTGACCCACTCCTGTTGTTCCCGCAGCGGTTAGTCCTTGTTGTTCAAGTGCACTAAATGGTGCAACTTGCATTGCTGGAATACTTACGGGTTTGTCTGCAGCGGCACGCGCAAGATCCATTAATTCTATTTTACGCTCTTCAATACCTGGTGCTTCTCTTATAACTGATTGTTGGAATTGACTACTACTTCCGCCACCTGATGGTGCTGGAGCTGATTTACTTCCTCCGCCAAATACACTTCCTATTATTGATCCCATTATAAATCCTTCTCCATTTGAATATGCTTAGCTTTCCAACCCCACTTTTTTGAAACTTTAGACCAACCTGGTCTAACCCAAAAGCTTAGTTTTTTGCAGCCATTAAGTTTAGCAAATTTTGTTACTGTATTCACTATCTTATCCTCCCATAAATGTCTTTTTCTTCCTGTGCAGATAATAGCTTCAAGTTGAGAGTAATTTGGTAAAGCAGCGATACGAGTTACAAATAATGCAAACACTTGGTTAAGCTCCTCTTCATCACTACCAAAAACAAGAAACATTTGTGCTTCGTCTTTTTTTAATAAATCTTTTATGTCTCTTGGTTCTGCAAAACCACCTGAATACTTTAATGCTTCTGTAACCATAAATTCACAGAGAGGCCAAAACTTATCTATGTATTTAGGCTCAACTGATAAAACTGATATGTCAGGTTTAATTGGCTTGGGCTTTTGCATTTCTACTTCCTTCTAATAAATCAAAAACTCTTTTGTATCGCTTTTGTTGTTCGTAGAAGTATTGTGCACCTTTTTCTCTCATATCTTTCATGCTACTTGGATTTGCACCAGCTATGATTCCTGCGCCTAATACTCCATCTGCTCTTGTTACAAACTCACCGTCTGCTAATTGAGCTAACATTGTATCTTCGTCTTTGTCTCCTGTGCCAGACCCATCTTCGACATATCCCGATGCTCTAACATAATTGTTTGCATCGTCTTCGTCATGAGATCTTTTACTTGGAAGATAGTTAATACCACCTTCATTAAATTTTTTTATTTCTGCTAATCCACCTTCTCTTAGTCTTTGTTTCTCAACAGCATAAGGACCCATTCTTAAATCACCTTGATTTGCTGGATCAGCTTCAGGTATGTAGACTTGTTCAAAAGTTTTTTCTGTACCATCTACTGGATCTATATATTTAAAACCACCTCTTTGTTTTTGTAATTCTGCCACAGCTAAATTATATGTAGGTGTGAAAACATCTTGTGGTTGGTTTTCGAATGCGCCTGATAGATAAGCTAAGGCTGCAACTCCCGTTGCTGCTTTACCTGGACTTATTTCTAATTCTCCAGTGAACATAGGATTATCTCCTTTTGTCATCCTTTGTCTTGTAAATAATTTTTGTAAAAAGTTTTGATCTGCTCTTTGTCCCATCTGTCCACCTGACCCCATTTGTGCTTTAGCAATTTCATTTGCTATCGAAGTTGTACCTATATCATCTCCTGGTAAAGGATTAACCTGTTGAATACCTAAAGAGGGGTATGTTTGTCCTAAAGTTTGCAATGCTGGTAATTTTGTAAATGCCATCGGAGCAAATTGAGATTGTGCTGTAGCAAAACCTGGTAAACCTAACGCTGATCCGCCACCTAAAACTCCTTTACCGCCATAGTACCCAGCGACAGCTCCTGTAATTCCACCAAGTATTCTTTGTATTCCTGATCCACCAGCGTCTTTAGATCCTTTATAACCTTTGTATCCTCCGTAGGCTGCTAGTGCGTAGGGTAAAAATGCGAGTGGTCCTGCCATAATATTATGTATTCCTTAAAATTAGCTAATTAGAAAATATTACCATTTTAAGAGGTCTTTGACAACTCATCCCAAAAAGAAGATCTATATTGATGTTCTCCGACATGAGTTATTTTTTCAGTAACTAACGCATGACATTTACCACCAATATCTCTCCACCTCTTACAGAAGGCAAAATCTTCGCCTAAATATTGCTTTTTTATTGGATCAAAGTCAGTATCAAAAAGATTATAAAAGAAAGGTCTGTTAGTTAATTTACCATTAATAATTGTTTTTTGTATTATCTCTTTTTCAGGATAAGCCTTAATCATCTTCTCTATAACTTCTCTTTTAATTAACATGCACCCAGTAGGAGAGTGAGTTACCTCTATTACACCGTTTTCAATTGTAACTTCTTTTTCATTAGGTAGCTTCATAGGATATTGATACAAAGCTTTATATTGTAAATCATGTTCGTTTTTAATTTTACCCTCTTTTATTCTTTCCCAAGCCTGTTTCCAATTCAAACTTTTTAAAGCATAGGGAACTGAAATAACATCTTTTTTAGCAGCTATCATTTTAAATATAGATGCAGATTCAAAATCAATATCAGAATCAATAAATAATAAATGTGTGCTATCTGTTTCCATAAAACTTGAGACACAAAGATTTCTACCTTGTGTAACTAGAGATGATTTCATTACTTGAAAACAAACTAACACATCATTTTTCATACATTGTTTTTGAAACTCTAGGCAAGCTTGAAAGAAATGCAAAGATACATCACTATGACATGGAGTTGCTACGAATATTGAAAATTTTTTAGGTTTAGGTTTATTGTTAATAGGTGCTTTTGGTTTTTTAAACCATATAGGTTTGCTGTGATCTTGCATTAACCAACCCACCTATCTATTAATTTAATTTTTTCTTCAGCATCTACTATGTTTTGTAGTAATTTATCTATTTCGTCTAGATGTTGTGGGTGTTCTCCAATCCCTACTGAATTACTAAGATATATTTTTATAGTTGTAGAAGCTTCCGCTATTTGTGCTTCATATCTCTTTTTAAGTGCTTTTAGCATTTTGTAGTGCTCCCTGTAAAAAACCAGTCCAATGACCAGCTATAGTTTTCCAATTGTAAAAATGATTAAAAAAATTCTGTTGAAATCTTAAATGATTTCTACAGCCTTCTGTATTGATTTGTCCAGCCACACCATCTATGACAGCAGCAAATTGTTGTGCAAGATTTTCCCAATTTTTATCGTAAGGAATATAGATAGGAAACTCCGTGCATGTCTCATACAATGCTCCGTTGTCCGTTGTAGCTACATACAGGCCACAAGCTAATGCTTCAAGAGCAGATATACAAAATGTTTCTTCCCATATGTTAGGATAAATAAAAGCATCATAAGTATGTAAATTATCTAAAATATATTTGTTAGGTTTATAACCAATAAGGTTTACATTAGGTAACTTTTCAGCTTGTTCATATAAATCTTTATATGAATGATCATTTTCTTTTTTAAAATCATCACCATAAATTTGTGTACTACTATATACATCTAGAACTACATTTGGATTGTTAACTAATTGCATTGCACCTAACAATACAGATAATCCTCTCCAAGGAGTAGGATGATATATTAATTTTATTTTATCTCTTCTAGGCTCAGGGTCTCTCTTTTCAATGTCAGGTATTCCATTTTTTATAACTGTACAACGGTGTTCAGGTAATGAAAAGGTTTTTCTAAACTGCTCGTAGTTCCAATGGCTATTAAATACATAGTAATCGTATTGATTTATCTTCTCTTCACTCTTAAAAAAATCTTGAAAATGTGGTTGATCAGGTGCCATCTTTTGCCAAAGTATATTTATTTTATCTTTTGACAAAGGCACTTTGCCTGGTACTGAAGTACATATTTGAAATTTATCTAACAAATCTTTAGAAACATATTGCTCTAAAAAATCGTGTTGTAGTTCTGTTCCGCCTAGAGGTTTCATTTTTGTGTCTTACTAAATATAGGAAGATCAGGAACTTGTACTTCTACATCTGTTGCCATGTCTTCTTTTGGGTGTTGTTTTAAAAAGGCTTCTTCTGTTTCGTATCTTTCACCTGTTTTGATACTTCTATAAATAGTTTTAGTATCACATTTAATTTTTTGTAAAATTGCCATACGAGTTTAGTATACCAAACTATCGTCCTTGTCCACGATATTTCTTACGATGTGGTTTTCTTTTGTTTCTTCTTTTAGTGTGTACACCAGGCCGTTTCTTTGGAGTTCGTTTGTGGTAATTATTTACCCCAAACATAGGTTTTTTCTTAGCCATTTTCCTGCGATCTATCTATTTGGGCATAACTTATAGCACCCTGAATTTTATTACTTCCTGTGGCCGCTGTTACTGTTACTGAATCACCTGCTTCTAAGTTTAAAGTTTGTGCTGTTGCATTTACTTGTGATTTAGCTGGTACATCATCTCTAAAAAATTCATATTCAGCATTTGAGTCAGAAGAGTCTACTAAATTCATATTTACCACAATAGCTGATGAGGCATCATTATTAGCAACATAAATACTTTTTATTATAAGTGTTGCATTTGAAGGACATGTTAGCACTGTTGTTTTACCTGTGCTTGCTTGTTTATAACCTTGGTTTTTATATTGTATTGTCATGATAAAAAATAATTAAATGCATCTGCTTCATTTTTTATATCATTCTCATAAGAGAAGTTCAACTGAGTCTGAAGCGTTCGTAATGCTTGTAAAATTTGTCTTTGATCCTCTTGCGTATATTTTTCTTTAGGCTCAGGTATTTGAATAATAATTTTTGCCATTATCTTCTACCATCTATTCTTACATCGAATCTAAATGTGCCGTATCTCCAACTTTCATCAAGACTTTCATTTTCTATTTGTACAGCTGCCAGTCTTGCCCTAGCTCTTGTGTTAATTTTAGTTGTTGTACTACTTACTGTAAAAGGTCCTAAGGGACTTGAAGCTGCTGTGGAACCTTGTGGAAATGAATTTACAAATATAGTTACTTTTGCGTTACCTGCAATTCTTTTAAAGTCAGGTAAAAATCTACTTATACTCATCAAAAATTCTCCATCACCTGGAACTCCAGCATTACCATTTAAATCAAACTCTCCTGATTTAATAAAAGAGGTAATTGCAGTTTCAGTGCCATCTGCATTTGCTTGATTTACGCCTACCTCATGAGCATAATAAATAGACGCTCCATTTGAAATACCACTTACAACTGGGAATGTTGGCGTATCTCCAGAATTATAATCTGTCGCGTAAGGTTTTTCATATACGGTAGAACCTATCCATGTTGTTCTGTCCAATGTTCCTGTAGTCCAAACATTTTCAGCAAAGTTATAAGTAACTACTTTATCTATGACATTAGAACCAGATGAAGGATAAAACCAATTTATTTCAGAATATAATTCATTAATACCACCAAAAACTATTTGACCTGAGTTATAGTTTATACCAGGATTGTTACCATCTGTAGTAAATACAAAATCTTCTACTAAACACGGAAGTGATTTGACAGTACCATCATAAACATAAAAGCCTCCTGTTTTACCCATCCAATAAACTGCACCATTTGCAAACACTCCTGCATGATTTCCTAACAATCCATTATTAGAACCAACCTTACGAATAGAGAATGTAAATGGAGGTCCAACAAATTGCATTTCGTATGCAGCAGTATCGGTTAAAACTAAAATATAATCTTTACCTTTGAAAGCTCCCATGATTCTAGTTCCGTCATCTAACCTAAATGTTCCTGCGGTGTTCGTTGATGTTGGTGCATAATCACTTGTGCTTTCTTGATCAGAAAACCTAATAAACATTTTATCTTGCGTTGACGGAGTACCAATAGTCGTTTCAGTTCCTAAATGAAATAAATGCCTGTCTCTGTCTGATACTATTGTCATTACAGATCTTGTTGGCATACCTGTGCCTATGGTTGCTCTCGTATTTAATGCATTGCCTGATGCAGGGTTCCAAGTAAATGTTTTTCCGTTGTGTATTGTAGCAATTAAAATACTTCCAAAATTATCAAAAGACCAGTTGGCAGGCTCAATTGTTACCGTGCTTGATGCAGAAGCGTCACCCCAACCTACAAAATCTGTAATGTCAGTCACAGTTGCCCCGTTAGTGTGCTCCGCTGCTGTCGTTCCATTTATGCCTCTAGTTATCCCACTGATTGTGTTTGTCCCTGTGGTGTTGGTTGTGTAGCTCATATCTTCAGAACCAATTCTTAATTTACCGTTAGTCAAAGGTAGGTTTGCTGTGCTTGTGAGAACCACTGAAGATGCACCAACAAGCATATTACCACCATTGTTAATTGTTGTTGTGGTAGCTGCAATTGATCGTCCTCCAAAAAGGTATGTGCCCCACCCGTATCCATAAGTTTGATTTAATGGTCCTACAGGTTCATAGGGATTTACATCTAAAGTTCCGTCTGTAGTTACACCTGATTTTGATTCAAGTGTGGGCATTGTAATTGTAAAAGTGTTTGTAGTAGGAACAGATTGTACTTCAAAAAGTTTGTTGTCAAAATCTGTTGCTGTATAAACTGTGTCAGCCGTAGTAAAAGATCCAGCGTTTGCAAAAGTTGTAATTTCTCCTACTTCTAAATTATGTGCGCCCGTTGTATTTATAGTGACTGTTGTTTGTCCGTTGGCCGTTGTTATACTTGCACCCGTTTGGAAATTATCTGTCTCTAAAGGAGTTACATCGTAAAAAGCACCTTCATAATAAATAACTAAAACTTTGTCAGTACCTATTGCAGCATATCTTTTACCATCGGTATCTGCCCAAACATGTTGTCCTCTAGCAGCACCAACTATTTTATCGTCTACTAAAGCTTCCCAACCACCTATTTTTTCAGGCTCGCCATATCTAAACCTTACATTGTCACCATCTACCCAACGACCTTCTGCGTCTGAAGGTGTGGATTGTTTATCAAACCCTGGTGCTATATTTACTTTTGCTAAAGCCATGATGCATTATATCATTTTATATAACAGTTTTAAATATCTTGAAAATTCTAATCAGGCTTGAAAGATTTGTGCTGTGCGGAGTTAAGATTAAAAGGTATTGCATATTTAGTTTCCCCTTGATTCGGATCTGCCTTATGTTTTAACCATGCTGAAAAACTTATAAAAGTTCCTTTTCTAGGAGTTATACTCATATTTAACTCAGGAAATACTAATTTTTGATCTACATCGTTTAAATACAATATACCTGAATACATAGACGATCCATGATCATGTAGTTTTGTGTAATCATTTTTATCAATCTTTATACCCCAAGCATCTGCTAAATATACATGCTCGTATTCTATATGGTTTGTTAGAGCATCTAATCCAGATTTAAGCACTTGTATAAAATTAGGGTTATCTACAAATGCATTCCATGTAGTCATTTTGCCTTCTACATTAGTTCTATAACTTAAGTTTTTCTCTGCTAATTTTTTTTCTATTTCTTGTATGAAATAATCTGAGTCAACATCTAGAGTTACCTCATGAAGAAACATTTCTCGTTCTATCTTTTTTTGTATAATTTTATTTATTTGTTTTAGCATCTGGACCTACAATATCTTTTTCTTCTACTTGTTTGATAAGTGGAACATCAAAGTTTAAATTCCAATCCATTATACATTTTAAAAGTTTGCCACTAAACGATTTAAAACTTGCTTGGTCAAATCTTAATCTTCTGTATTTAATAATTATCCATACTTCTCTCCAAGTAAATACTATATCTGCTCCACCTGTTTTATTATCTTGTTCTATTTTCATTTAACCCTTTGTTGTTCCTAATAATATTCTTTTATCTTTGTACCATTCTTTATGAGGGCCGTCTGCATTTACATAATGTAAGAAGACTTGTGCGTGCCAATCACCTTCAAAGTTATTTCTCCAATGTGCTAAATCACATCCTTTATAAATAACAGCGTCTCCATTTTCTAACTCTATTTCTGCACCCTCCATGTAAATAGGCCATTTAATACCATCAGAATTTATTTTAACAGTTACACTATATTCACATGATGGTCTATCTTTATGTTTTTTTAAATCTGCACCATAGGTATACATTCTCCAAAAGGTATAAGTAGGAAGTAATTTTAAATTTGTTTCTTTTTCCATTAAATCTTTTTTAGTAATCAATAATGAATCAGTTACAGGATCACCATAAAACATAGTATCACCTTGATCACTTTGCTCGGTATCAAAACTAGTATAATTAGTTCTGTGTTTTAATCTTGTATAATGGGTTAACAAATCTATTTCCTCTTTTGTAAGAAAATTTTTAATGTGTTTATATCCGTTAATTAACGCATCCATGATACTACTGAATATCTCACTCCTTTAGTCAATGGCTCAACTGCATGAGGGAACATGAAATTACTTGGCCAAATAACTACATGTCCTGGTTTAGTCTCCATTTTTATAATCTTTCCATCTAAGTTGAAGCATAGATTTCCACCTTCAAAATCATTGTTAAGCATTAAAATACAACTATATTTTCTATTGAATGTTGGACCATCATCAACATGAAATTTATAATGACCTCCTATTCCATATCTTAAAGCTTGCATATCCATAATGCCTGCTTCACGAATATCTGGAAACTCTCTTATATAATTAGACATTTGTTGAACAATTAGATAGTTTATATAATTATACCAATGCACATTACTTAAAGAATCATTTAATGGATCTAAACCTAAAATTTCAACATCTCTAACTTTTTTATCTACAATATCTTGTTTTTTATGACCACCAGCTATGCCCCCTGAAACAAATTTTTTGTCTTTAAAAGTTTTATTTAAATATTGTATAAACTTACCAATAGTTTTTGGATCAGGTATTGCTGGATATACTTTGATATATTTTTCTAAAGACATAAGGAATATTTATAGAAAAATGTTGTAAAAGTAAACTTTAAAGAATAAAACTTTTATCAAAACCTTCAACAGATTCATTATCAATCCAATATCTTTCAAAATTCACATTAAGTGGGAAAGAGATAGAAGATGAATCGACATTTTCTAACGCTGTTTTAAAGGCTTCTAATCTTGTGTTTAAATCAGAAAACTCAGGTCTGCTTAGTTTAGCACCGTGGTGAGCTAAAAATTTATTAAGCTTTTTAATATAATCATTTTTGTCGTTTTCAAACATTTCAGATGTTAAGTTTTCACCATCAGTCGCTGCAGTCTCAGGATGTAGTAGTTTATCACTTAAAACAACATTATCTCCATCTAAACTTGCAAGTTTTTCTCCACAAATAAAACTATTAAAATCATCATCACTTACAGTTTTTAATCTACCGTCAGCTTTGATAAAATCAAAATCTCCTCTATGTAACTTAAGATCGTTTTCGTTTCTAACACCCATACAAGGTAGTCTATTTATGTTAAAATATATAAAAGCCATTAGCTTAATTTATCCTCAAATATTAAAATTGCACCTGGACGACCATCGTTGTCAGACATATTTGGACCTGACTGATTACCACCCACTCCATAAACACCAAACTCATTTGAATTTGATGGAGCATTAGGGTCAGCTACGAAAAGAGCTTTGAATGGAGCTACAGCTGCATTTGTTCTGTTTTCTAAGTTTCCTGGAAATCCAGTTGGTTGTGATAAATTTAATAACAATGCTGGACCACTTGCAGTGCCACCAGTTCCACCTCTTGAATAACCTTGTTGGTTACTAGGGGGTTGATTGGGTGCTGGAACAGAAGAAGCACCTCCGCCTCCAGTACAAGTCATCGTTGCTGGGTTGCCAAATGTAGAATCTGATCCTGCTTGTCCTGAATAAACCATTGATTGATTACCTTGACCGCCACCGCCTGCTCCCATTGAATAAGGTGCAGTAAAAGGTGAAGGTGCTGGAGAAGTTATTGGAGCACTAAACACTCCGATTCCACCATTTCCTCCTGGTCCTTTTGCATATGATCCTGGTCCAGTTCCACCGCCACCAGCTCCACCACACATATAAACCATAATTTTAGTTGTGCCTGGTTGTGCAGCGTAAGTGTCACTGCTTGGTCCTTCAGCAAAAAAAGTTCTAACCATGTCATTTGAACCTGCAGCTCCTGTCGCTGCTGCAGTCAATCTTCCATCTTCATCAACTGTAATGTTAGCTGTTGTGTAAGATCCCGCTGTTACCGCTGTTGATTGTAATTGCGCTGGTCCTACAGAGTTAGGAGCCATTTTGTTTAGTGTTACATTTGACTGTGTAATTTGATTAGTTGTAATTGCATTTGCTGCAAGTTTAGTAGTTGTAACATTTGATTGTAATATTTTTGCAGTCGTTACTGCGTTACTTGAAATCTTAGCTGCAGTAATAGTGTTGTCTGCTACTTGAAGTGTTCCAATAGTTCCACCTAGAGTATCTAAAGATATTTCTTTAAGGTTTGTTCCATCAGCGTAGGCTGCAAAGATTGCCGCTCTGTCAGGTGAGAAACCTGTTCCTGAAGCTGTTTTAATTGTTAAATTAGATGGGTTTGTTAAACCTGTGCAATCAAAGATATAAAATTTTTCAATACTGTCAGGTATTGTACAAATTGTGCTTGCTGCAATTGATGCAGTTGCAAATTTAATCACCATGTTTCTTGCGTTTGATAAAGAAGCGTTAGACATTACTAACGCTAAAGTTCCACCACTTGATAGTGTAACTTGTTCAAAACCTGCGATAGCTTGTTGGACTAAATTTAAGTTAGTATTAGTTTTATCACCCCATGTACCAGCGTTTTCGCCAGTTACCATCAATTCGAGTTTTAGATCTGTAGAATAACTTGATGCCATATATCTCCTAGTTTAACAAAATTAAGCTGCTCTATCAACCTCAGTCCAAACATTATTTACACCAGGGTCGATCTCGCTCCATGCGGTTACATTAACCGAGCCAATATTTGCTGTCAACCCTATACCAGAAACAGTAATATTTGCAGCACCATTTACTGTTACTGAACCAAGTGAGCTAGCTAAAGCTTGTCCTGTTACATCATAACCTGATATCGGAGTAACAGATCCTATCGATCCAGTTAATAAGCCTGCTGTTGTAACACTCTCAACAGTGGTTTGAACTAATGTGATTGATCCCAAAGTTAAGGACATTGAAATACCAGTTACATCTACTGCAATTTTAGGTGCAGGAAGAACTTGACCTACTGAAGAGGTTACAGATTGACCTGATACAACACCTGTAAATCCATCTCCAGTAACGCTTGATAGTGTTCCTAATGAAGTTTGTAGAGCGTCTTCACCAACAAACACAGTGACATTACCATCGATTTGAATTGAATTTACACCTTGTGTAATTGTTAATAAATCTAATCCAGAAACTTGAACAGTGTGATCAACTATTGGTGATACATTACCTTGTGATAAAGTTGCTTGTTGTCCTGCTGGTAAAACAGAATATGTTTCTCCCCAAGCTCTGTTACCCCAACCACCTCGGCCCCAACCGATTTCAACTTTAGCATCTACAGTTATTGTTCCTAAACTTGAAGATAAAGATTGACCTTCTGCTAAAACAGATCCAGTTATACCCCAAGCTCCTGAACCCCACTCAGCTCTACCCCATCCATTAACAGAAACACCTTGAGCATCTCCTTGTGATAAGGTTAATGCTGATCCTGTAACAGCAGCAGCTGTCGAGGATTGATCACTCCAAACTCCTGTACCCCAACTTTGTGCGCCCCAAGTTTTTTGAGTAATATCAAAAATACCTCCCATGCCGATACCATGGTAATAACACAAATAGAAAAAATCCGTTTCTGAGGATGGAGTTACCTCAACATATCTAGTTGTAGCTGCATCGAATGTTGTGGAATTGACATAATTAGCATAGTTAGAGGCACCATCTAAATAATAAGTTACCCCAGATGTGAGGTATTGATCTCTGCTTGTTGTTGTAGAAAAAATTAAAGGATGTCCATCGTTTGATGCATCACTTTGTTCAAATCGTAAAGTACCACCGTTAACCCATGATACTGTTCCTGGACCTGTTGAATTTCTAGCACCATCTAAATAATAGACATTGCCAGCGCCTCCACCGTAGAGGCTACCCGATGCTACGGTAACTGTATAAGTTAATTCTGCCATAGCATCGGCTCCCTCCTAAATTATGCGATTCTCAATATTGCTGCGCTCGTTGTAAATGCTGGAAACTGAATTGTAAAAGTTCCTGCAGATGCAGTTTTCTCACCGCCAAAATCTAATACAGCTACAGCTTTATCACTGTTAGTGTCGTTGTAAATCAAAGCACCTCTTGCTGTGATTGTTACACCAACAAATGATAAATCAGAAAAATCTGTGATAGCTGTGTTAGTTGCTAAAGATGTTCCTGTGTTTACAAGTGCTTTACCACCTGAAGAGTATCCACCTGACGGTGAAGTTACTTGTCCTCCAGTTGTAAAAGATGTCGTTGATTTTCCTAGCGTAGCAGGTGTTCCGTACAAAGCTAGTTTGAAACTGTTACCACCTGGGTTACTAAAATTATGAGTCGCTTCTAATAATTCTTTTTTAAAAGAATTACATATTGCGTTAGTTGTTATTGCCATTTTATCTCCTTAAATTTATGGTGACGGTGAAGGTATTTTAATTCGAGGAACTCCACTGTCGTATTCTCCTCTTCTTCGTCTACCCATTTGTTGTAGACCAAAAGCTTGTATGCTTTGATTATACCTGTCAGAATACAATTTGTATAGATCTTCAGGTCCTTTTAAAAATGAAAAAGCTTCTTTCAATACTCCATATAAGAGCATCGCCTCATGATGCTGGGATAGATATGTATTTGTAGAGCTATCAAAATGTGGTGGGTCTTTGATGTAGTTAATTTGTATATCAAAAGCTGCATTAGGAGTTGGTGCTAGTAATATATTTGTTTCGTCCCAGTTAGCATAATATTTTGGTGTTCCTGTTACTGTATCGTTTGGTGAAAATTCAGATATAAAACTAGTATCTCTTTTTTCTAAAAAGTCCCTTACATTAGAACTAATAATTTGAACAGATCTTAATGTTAATGCATCAGCAGGCATAGAAACATACCTGTTTCCGCTTGTTGTTTGAGAGTTTGCATATTTTCTCAAATCATCGTAATCAACTTGACCAGCTATATCTAATTCTGTGTTTCTTATAAACTGATCTAAGAGAGTATCACTTAATACATTACTATCTACTTCTGTGTAGTTTCTTACTTGAGTTAAAAATGCTGAATATGTTATTGCCATTATGATATACTCACTGTTACAGATCCTACTCGAGCTGAAGCTTCTCTTCTTCTATTCTGTAAAGAAGGATCTCTTGGTTGCATAGTTTGTAAGGATGTTGTTATCCCATTGCTAGTAACTTCTGTTTCAAAAGTCTCAAAAGCAAAGTCTCCAGGTAAAGTTAAATTAGCAACTCCTACAGAAGTGCCTCCTGAATCAGCTAATGTAACATCGTTAGAAGCCACAGTTTTAGGTTGTTGAAATCTCATTGGTCTTACTTTTTGTAAAGCTATAGCATCAGCAACATTTCTTTTTCTTCTTATTTGAGGATGTTTTTCTTCAAATTCAGATATATGAACAAAAGATCCATTCCATTCTGTAACCATTTCTTGATATGGAAATGCTTGACCACTTCTATCTGATATTGCTTTTGATCTTATTCCGTTTGCGTATTTAGCCATTATGTTAAATTTGGAAAGTACGATTGTGGAGTCACATATAATGATGTTCTCTGTCCATCTTCTTCCAAAGCCCTTTTTAGTTCATCTTCATAAATTAATTTCATAGCTTGTATTCTGTCAGGTGCTTTTTTCATAGATAAGTAATAAGCAAGACCCGCACACATACAAGGTAAAAATCTGTAAGCTACATCTGCTTGTTGATCGTTATAAGCTGTAGCATCTTCAATTCTGTTAATAGTATAAAATTTTAAAGTTGTGTAAGTTGAAGCATCAGGTGCAACATATAAACTTATTTTAGGTGTAGTTTGTCTATCGACATAATACTGAGATGGCTGACCCGTAGCTAATTTATTTGGTAAAGCTGAATATGCAGATCTATCTATTTTTGTAAGAGCCACATCTTGTGTGTTAGCATTATCACCAGCTGCAGCCGTAGTTGATATGTAAGCTTCCAAAACATCGTTTACATTTGAGGCAACAGTGTAAGTAGCTGTTCCTGCTGTTAAGGCTTGTTCATTTAATTGAACTTTCCAAAGGTGCACACCTCTGTTACCCCAATCAGCAAATAATAAATTTAAAGACCTTCTTGCAGTTTTCAAATCATAACCAGCCATTGGTCTTAGGCCACATCTCTCATAGCCTTCGTCTATAATCTCGTCAATATTTAAATCAAATGATGTTGAACCTGATGTTGCCATAATTAAAACCTTTTCCTTATTTTAAATCCGCCTTTGCCTTTAGAAGATATACCTATATCTAACTCCACATTGTTTTTATAAATTTTATTATAATTTAAGTTTGGATCTATGTCGACTTTAGTGTCTTCTACAGCAGTTATTATATTATCTCCATATTCTGTTTTAGGCATGTCAAAAGTAAATAAATTTACTTTAAATTTTCCTTTATTTATTCGCGGTTTTTTTACATCACCACCAATGTCTCTTTTTAAAATAGTTTTAACATTTGTAGGTTTACCACCTACACCTTGTGCTTTACTTCTTTTTCTTGCAACGGCACTCCGTCTCTGAGAGTCTGTCATGCTTGCTGCTTTGGCAGCAGGGACGCACTTTGGATATTTTCTTTTTGATCCACTTGCAGATTTTCTTCCACATTTTTTAAAGCCTCCACCTTTTTTCTTTGATCCAATATCTACCCAGTCTTGTCTGAACCATTCTTTAAGTCCACCACTTTTCATTCCTGCAGGTACACAATTTGGGACCATTTTATTTCCTTTTTTCTTCATGCCTTTTTGTTCGTAACCAACCCAGCATGTACCTCGTTTAGACATTAGATCATTCCTTTGTAATAAGACTCATAAGACTTATTAGAAATTTTCTTTCCGCCTACTTCACTTTTAATGTAAGAGCCCATGTACTTACCTTCACTTGCTTTTACAGTGCTCAAAGTTTTAGCTTGAGAAGCATGTAACTTAGATGCTTTTTTCAAACCCTTAATTACTTTGTTTACTTTTACCTGATCGCCTTTTGCGTATTTCATCATCGCACCTAGTTTTGCAGGTTTAGGTCCTCTAAAATCTTTTCTTTTTTTACCTGATGGGTCTTTAATTTTACCTGCACATATTTTAGATGCGTAGGCATTAGCATATGCGCTGGGGTACACTGCGAATTTTCTTTTCGCTGCGGCTTTACCTCTTGGACATAGTTTTGTCATAATACCTTACCTTTGTTTTTACCTTCTTTTAATCTATATTTATGTGTACCTGTTCCGTTAATTTCTACTTCGTTTCTGAGAAATTTAAACATAGACATTTGTCTAGTATCTTCAAATTTTTCTTGAACATACTTCACAATCTTTCTTTTGTTTGCCTCTTCTCTATCACTCATATTTTTTAGCGGCCGCATTGAGAGTGTTTTTTCTCTCCCTTTTACGGTTGTACAACTTATCTGATTGTATCACTTTAGGTCTGTATGTTCTAGACCTTACGAGTTTTGCGATTGGATTTGCGTTTGATGGCTGCGATAACTCTTCTTTTCTTCTTTTTTTCATCTCTAGCCCCTCTTAGTTTGCCGTCTATTTGAGCTGGAATTGATCCTCTACCTATTGCCATATTATTCTAACCATGGTGTATAGGAAACCTTACCATCTATTCTTTGAGCACGCAACGATTGATTTCTATTATGATCTGTGGAATACGAACAGTGTATCCATCCCGATGTAGGTTCGTTATCTTTATAAAATTCTAATATGAGTTGGTCAAATTCTAACTCATTCTTAATCCAAAGAGCTAACTCTCTATTATCTACACCAGGTATTTCAAAGTCTGCTGCGGCTGAACTATTATCTGCCACATGTTGGCTGTTTATACTGCTACCAATTTCTACACAAAGCTGAGCACAACGAAATCCTGATGATATGATTAATGGTTTGTCAAAATGGGATCGTACTGGTTGTAATATATTTGTAGCCAATGCTTTTAAATTTTCAATTTGTTGAGGATTAGGATTATTGTTAATTCCCTTACGCTCAGCTATTTGGCTTTTGGTAAGCTCGTCTAAGGTTATGTTTGCGGTTAATTTCATAAAAAGTTTTCTACATTATTGTGATGGAATATATCAATGGGTTCAATTTTTATCCAGCTTCTACTATTTTGTAATGAATTTTTTTTACCATATTTATTATCATTTAAATGTATTAGCGTAAATTTAGAACTATCAACAAACTCCTTTAAATCTGTTATTTCTTTTTTTGTTAGTCCTTCTTTTATTATATCAGGTATTTTACCCTTCTGTAAATATTGAATAACCTGCTCTAATATTAAAAATGCGTGATGTATTGTTGAAGATCTGTCAAAAAACATATGTGAATAGCCACTCATTTTAGGCAAATAATTTTTAATAAGATTTACACAACCTTTTGCGCCAGCTTCCCAACAATCAAAGAAAATTATATCTATGTTTTTACATTGAAAAAAACTATTTTCGTTAATATTTTGTTTGTAGTATTTAACATAATCTTTAACCTTATATTTGTTTAGAAGTTCATTAATAAATTCTTGATAATCTCTATTCTCATTATCTAAAAATTTTTTTAATATATCCCAATCACTTCCATCGTCAATTGTATGCAATGTACCTATTTGATTTTCTTTGATAGCTTGTGCCATCATTAAAGTAGTTGTTCCTAATCCTGATCCTAACTCGACCACAGTTTTAGGTTTGTCCATCTTTATTAATGAGTAAATGAAGTAATTAAAATTTTCTGTTCCGTAAAGTTCAGATAATTTCCTATCATCGTTCTTGACTAATTTTTCATTTCTTTCAATGATTTCCAGTAAAGACATTTATTTTTTCTTTTCTTCTATCTCATAAAAGAATTTATCTGTGTCCTCAGTTCTCCACTTACTAGTATCTTCAACATTCCATTCATTAGTTTGCACCTTCCAATCAGGAACATTATCCTTAACTGTAAATGAGGGTATATCCCAAATTAATCTATTATTTGGTTGTGCTGCATAGTTACCGTCATCTAGCGCTAAGACATGGGCACACTTATGCTCATGTGGTATTTCAGAATGGTCAGTATCTAAAATATTTGGATCAGGATGTGCAAAATCTATAGTAAATAGATATTTACCGTGATGCCATTTTTTATCCTTACCAATGTATTTACCTGCTTGTGATTCTAGAATGTCCCAAGAATGAATAGCAGGAAAATAACTAAAGCAGTTCCATAGAACCAACTCGTCAAGCCTACGCTTAGGAACATCATTTTCTTTAAACCCTCTTTGAATGAATGCAGATATTGGTAGACGATAGTAGACAGCTCCATTTTCCATAATACAATGAAAAAGTGGGCTACGCCCAGTAATAGCCGACATGCCGAAAATAATACAGTCTTCAACTTCGCCATGATGTTTTTTAAGATCATATAAATACTCCCTTCTAATTTGTGCGTATTCTACAGGTATATTTGCGTTTAAGTAAGCCATAATAATTTATCCTTGTCACTCAAATAACAATATTTTAATGGGCTATTCTTCATCATAAAATATAAATCATTTGTGTCCTCACATAATACTCTACCTGGCAAGTTAAGTGAAGTGTTTAAAACGGCAGGGCAATGTGTAAGACTATTGAACGCACTTATCAAATCATAGTATTTATGATGAAATTTTTTATTCAAAGTTTGTATTCTACTGTAATTATCAACAGAACATACATTTTTAAGTCTTTCATCTTTACTTTTATAAACAAACATCATGTAGGGAGAGGTTTCATTTTTATCTATTTCAAATAAATCAGGAGCATATTCTTCTAATACAGTGCAAGCGAACGGTCTATACCATTCTCTTCTTTTTATTTTATTTATTTTTTCGATTATTAATTTATCAAGTG